AGATGATGCATTTAGAACTGCAGCCTCAGTAATAGCACCAGTACCAGTACCTGCTGGGAAAGTAGCAGTGTAAGTGATAGTGTTAGTTGACACAACAGATCCTGCTAGTGATACACGACCAGTTTCAGCACCAAGAGCAGTATCAGCTGCAGCTGGAGTGCCAGTACCAGTACCAATTGCCATATGAGTCATCGAGACTGGTGAGTTGGTTGTTGCAACAATTTTAGATGCAATATAGTTTTTGCCAGTAGTTACAACTAGGTTAGGAACTTCAAATTCCTTAACAGTCTCACCTTGTGCGTTTGTTTGTACGATGCGAACTTTACCAGTCGCCTTTAATTGTTCTGTGATTTGATGGTTCATAAAATCTCCTTTATTTTATAGCGTGTTAAATGTAGACTCTCTAGAGCCTACTGAATATTCATCTGCAAAGATGATGTAATCTTGTCCATAATAAGAATTTAGCTGTACATAACCAGTGTGGTCTTGTGGGTCTAGTTCATCTGGACTGCCCACTGTAAATACATATTTATCTGTTGTTATACCAATACTTTCTGATATAACTGGTGCATCTGAAAGTGCTTTATCTACTTCAAAACTTGAGATAGAATCTGACATTCCACTGTAAGATGTAGAAAGCGATTTTCCAGTATTAAATACTGTAGAAGTGCTTTGCATTGTAACAGAATGTCCCTCTGCATCTCCATCATTATTTAAAGTAGTTTGATTTAATAATTTACCAAACGATTGTGCATAAGAAGAATCATCTGGAGTAGTAAGAGTATCGTCTAATGCAGAAAAGAATGTTTTTATAAATGTAGAATCAGTCGGTGTGTTAAGAGTATCAGATAAAACTTTAGTTGTGGATAAAGTTGCCGATGAGTCTGTTGATACTATAAGATCTACTAATCCAATACCTAAAGATTTAACTAAAGATTCTAGTGCGATACTTAAATCATAATTATTGGTAATATTAAATTCACCAAATAGTGCCATACCTGCAGGATGCAACATTGTTTTAACTGCAGATTTGTATGAAGAAAGTCTTTCGTCAATTTTAAGCACATATGAAAATGCTTGATAATATCGACTATCTTGTATGTAAATGCTGTCGCTAATAAATCCATTGTTAGTCTGAAAATATCCTGGATATTTTACAAGAGCACCTAGCGCAACAGAGATAATTGCTGGATCGTCTGAATTTGTCTGCGCATTTCTAAAATTTAAAGAAAACTCTCTAAAAATAGTACCAGCATAAGAACCATCAACATATGTGTAATCTACATAATCTACTGAGTTTACATAACCCTGTTCATTAAAACCTTCTGTTCTGTCACTAATAGTAGGTTTATCAGTCTGTGCCTGCACTCCACCTGGAGCATATAAACTTCCAACTGAACGAACATTTCTAAAAACATATCCACCAGAATACGATCCAGATATTGCTGTGCCAGCTTCATACTCAGTAGCCAAACCAGTTAATGTTAATGAAGTTGTGCTGGCAATACTTTTAACCACACCCACCAATAAAGGTGTAGCATCTGTGGTCCAAATTTCGTCTCCTATTGCAACTCCACCAACTTGTCCAAAGGTTGTTGATGTACCAGTAACAGTTGTGCTTGATGATGACGCTGATATAGTGCCTGAAGCAGCAGATTGATATGTATTTAATTCAGTTAGTGTAGAAGTACCTGCAATATTAACTGTTCCTGCAGAAACCACATCATTTGTGGCTAAAATAGACAAAGCAAAATTAGCAGTATATCCTAAACCAAATTTAATAAATTCTGCGTATTTAATACCACCATCATCTTCAACCTCAGTAACTTTCATAAGAGCACCAGTGCCAGTACCAGATCTTAGTTCAAATACTTGCCCAACTCTAAAGTTTTTTCCTGGTTGAGTAATTGTTAATGTTTTTGTTGCTGGAACAATTCTTGCCTGAAATGTATCTTGAAATTTAAGTAAATCTCCTGGATTTATAACACCAAAAAATCTTTTATCCAAGAAAAATTCATACAGTTCATTTGAAAAAATTAATGAACTATTAACAGTACCAACATTAGCATTACTTAATGTTATGACATTTCCAGAAATAGAAACAACCTTAGTATTACCAACAATGCCACCACCATTTTGTGGTGCAGTCACTAACTGCCCTATTTCAATACCTGTATTATTTGTAACAGTAACAGTATTAGCACCAGAAACTCCAGTAGCCTCAATTTCGTAAGATTTACCAATTTTAACAATACGGTCAATCTCACCGATAAGAGATTCTTTTTTATCGACAAGAACTCTTAGAATTCTTCCAGCAGTTTGAATGTCTACTAGTTTACCAACAATGTCATCTGGATCACCATAATCAACCTGAGCAAAAATTGAGATTTCTTGATTCCAACGACCATCAGAGGCAATGAGCATCTGCTGTCCAGGATACAATAATTCTACATTTTTACCGTAAAGAAGTTTAAACAGTAACTTATATGATGCCTCAGATCCTTTAGCAAGATACTGATCTTTAATATGTGATAGTAAAAATCTTTCGTCTTCTACAACAATCGGTAGATTATACGCAAGTTCTTTTTTAAACTGATCAATGAAACTTTCTAGAGTTACATCAATGTCTCTAAATTTACTTAAATCTACACCTTGTGTTTGTAGATACTCATAATATGCTTCTACAAATGCAACAAATGTAGGATAGTCCTCTCTGATAAACTCAGGGAGTTGTCGTTTTACTACCGATGCTATCGGTGTTCTTACTGGACTAGTATGACTCATTATGATCTAATAGAGTTGAACTGATAATTGTAACCTGCTTGTAAATCGCCATTAATTGTATTATCTGCGATCGCTTCAACAGTTAATAATGTTGGATCGATTTGAACAATTTGATTTAACGCTGAAACTACATCATATGATTCTGGTTTTACCTGCCACTCAAAGAATGCTCCATCAATGGCTCGAATTGTTAGACTACGAACTGTAATATTTCCCGTTTCGTAATTAATCGTTCCTATGTCTGGAGTAACAATAACTTTTTCAAAGTTGGTGTTTGTATAGTACAAACGAATGTTTCCATTAGCATCATCGTCAAGGAAATGTAGTTCATTACTGTTTGGGATATAAAATCCAGTCGATGCAAATACTTCACCTTGTTTACCACCATCTTGAGAAATTGGATTAATCAAATCAAGAACATATTGAGTTGCAATATTATAAGTTACCTCATGTGGATGACGAATCATAATACGAGTTATGTTATTTGTAATAGCTGGATCTGTTTCATCAATAATCTTGGTGAGTTTAGAATAACGAAGAACAGAATCAAATCTTTCCAACTCTTCATCGTTATATCTCATAATTGATTGTTTAACTAATGTTTGAATCTGTGCAGCAGTCTTGGTGGTTGCTCTTGGATTATAGTAAACGAATGATGTTACTTTAATGTTAAAGAATTCTGGATCTACTATTTCTGGAGTAATAGAAACAATATTTCGTGACTCTAAAATATTATTCTTAATAAACTCTTTTTGTAGATTAGTTAATTTACTTGCTTCTTTGGGTTTAATACAAATATAAGTTTTACCATAGATTGGAGGATTATTATCTTCTCCACCCCACACTGAAATAGTCTGTGCCTCAGGAAAGTTCTTAAGAATAATGGCTTTATAATCATCTGGTGTTACTGCTCTGTTTTGTGCAGCGTAGTATTTCGGTGCATTAAATTTAATTTCATCAATGCTTTCTGAAGAAGCACCACCAGAAGCTGCAGCAGTTGCAGTAACAGATAAACTACTCCCTGCTAAAGTAACACCACCATATGTAAATGATGATGCTGAATTTGGTTCTTCTAAACTAGAAACCATATAGTCTAATGTAACAACATTTCCATTTGACAATGCAATACCTAGATTATCGTTACCAAAAGAAATTTCGTATAAACCATCATCAATTTCTTTAACAAAATATACATGAGAAAGTTCTGTTACTTCAGTTATTGTATCAGCACGAGTATATACTTCATAGACATCTGAAGAAGATGTTTGTTGAACACTAACTGTTAGTGTGCTTAAATCAGCATTAGCATTTGGAATAATAAAACGAACACCTGGAGCCATAGTATATTTGTATTGGAGAGGAGTTCCTTCGGTTAAGACCAATCCCGTAAATGTATATGCTCCAGAAACTAATGCAGTTGTTACGGCTGAACGATTATAGAATGTATATGATACATTATCAATCGAAGTTGTAAATGGTTGCATTGCTGGAAGAGTTACAGTAGATGGCGAACTTGTCGGAGAAGTAACAGTGGCAGTTACGGTGGCAGTCGCACAACTTGCTGAACGAGGCATATAACCAAGCATTTTAGCAAGAGAGACTACAGAGGCTCGTTTACTAGCAGAATCCAAGAAACATTCATTGACAGCTAGGTTAGTATAAATTCCATTGTAGTGAGTATTATAAGCAAGAACATCTAGCAGAACAGAAAGTCCAGATCCTTCAAAATCATAATCCTGAAACTCAGTTTGTCCTTGTAAGAATGTTTTTAGATTAGATTTAATAGCATCAAAGTCTAACTCTGATACTTGTATTCTTTTATTATTGTTTGCCATTATCGGGTTCTCTCTAATGCTAGATCAAGAGTAATAGGACTCTCGGTATTAACTATTTTAAATTCTACTGTTACATAAACTTCATTAGCGTCCAAAGAATCATCAACTCGAACATCTAAGAGTTCTACTCTTGGTTCAAAGTTATTAATAACATCGATAATGGCTCGCTGCATCATCATCGAAAACATTGGACCAGGAAGTTCAAAAAGTAATGCACGAACAGGAGAGCCGATCTCGCTATGAAATGGTCTCTCGAAGTTTCTGGTTAAAAGAAGGTTTTTTACGGATTGCTTAATCGCATTCTCGTCGTATCTGCGTGTAATATCCCCAGTCACTGGATGTTTAGTGAAATTTAGGTCTAAGTCAGAGAAGATTCTTGTATTTCTTGCCATATTCTTTATTTAGGTTATTCTATGAAAGAATTAGTAGATCCTTCAGCTATTGCATCTCCGCAAGCGATATTATCACCTATTCTTGCTGCAGGTTTACCTTCTATAAATGTCTTACTGGCTCCAGAAGATGGAGATCTAGTTGAACCAGAATGTGTGGTAATTCCACATGTATGTGAGGCATGCTGGCATGCATTGTCTACCACAGACGCTTTAATTCCATTAAAAAATGTTTTAGCGACAGGAGTTTGGACTAAAGCTGTTGGTGCAAAACACCCATGTCCTGTACTCATATCTCCGAGTCTACTAACTGCTGGCATTATAAAGTATATCCCACATAAGTTTGTAAAGAGGTTTTACCAGAAGTCCAATCGTTGGTTACTGTCTTAGTATAAGTCTGAGTCGCCACTGTGGTTGCGCCATCCTTAGCTGTTGCTGTATATGTAAAAACTCTAGAGGTTACTGTACTGGCTTTGTAAGAAATCATCTCATCTAATTTATTAAGATCGATTTGATTAAACTTTGTAACTACAGGAAATGTTCCCTCTGGTGTTCTATATGTAATCGTATTATTAAATGAATCCTGATAGTATCCAGAAAGTGTATCTCCAGAAATAGTTATTGTATTAGGATTCGTTTCAGTTGCAGTGATAGTTACAGGGTACGAAGTCATAGTAGCATCATCAACATATGTTACAGTATGAGAAATAGAAACATTCTCATTTACTGATCCAAGATCTGTTGATAACGGAGTCCAAGCCATTATGCTGATTTCGGTGGAATATTATCAAGGAGAACAAATCCAGCAGGAATGCCTTTTGCATCTCGTTTGTATGTTTTATCATTTACCATTGTAAATGCCATCTTTCGTTTTCCACCTGCTTTGTATGCCATGTGAATCCAGATAGACTCTGGATAACGATACTCAAGAATAATCTGATCATAAGGAAGAATCTTTTCTAACGCTTGAACAAACTCGTATGTTTTCTGCCCCTTGTTTGGTAATAGAATACCAATATCAACTGCTCTACCCTTACAGTGGTCGGAAGTTGGAGATTCATTACCAACAACTCCACGAAGACGATATCCAGAGTTTATTCTCCATTGAGTTTTATATCCACCAATACCACCTGGAAGAACTTCAAGAGCAGGTTCAAGTAGATTTTGAGCAGTTAATGCTAAATTGGCTACAATGTCTTGAGCAGTAAATAATACTTCTGGACCATCTTTAGTTTCTTTAAGCATTTGATCAACTAATCTGTGCTTGCCACCAACACCACCATCTATTAACATACCAAGAGTAAAGTTCTTGGATAAACGATAGTCGTTTGTAAATTCTTTAGTAGTTTTAATAATACTAGTGTCCACAGGAACTTCTTTAGCGTTAGCAGAAGGTTTAATAATTACTGGT